GTTGTACTGCTGAAGAGCCGTCTTGTAGAGTTCGTCTTCCTTTTCAGCTGCCGCCGAAGCGATTGCGTTTGCCGCACCAGTGCCCCTGCCAACACCAGCACCAGCTGCACTGTGCTGGACTTTCGCCGTAGTTTCGTCGATAATCTTGTCGTAGTAAGGCGTAACGAAATCGTCAACGCTCTTCTTGTATTTGAACGGATCGAAATTGTAGACGTAGTCTTCTGGCTTGTAGGAATTGAGAGCATTCCTATAAGCATCGACGTCTTCCTTGGTTCCAAGGAACGATTCCGGGTCAGAGTAGTAGGCATCGATGAGATCGTCGATCTGGTCTTGCTGCAGACCGAAGTCGTACTTGAGCTGGTCAAGCATCTTCTGCTTCTTTTCGGCGTTCTCTTCTTCCTCAGAAGCCGCAAAGATTCCGGCAATGGTTCCCAATACGCCGCCGCCAAGTGCTCCCCACGGGCCCATGGCCGAACCAGCTGCTGCTCCGGTTCCGGCTCCCTTAATGATATTACTTGCGTAACCCATCTTAAATTCTCCTAGTAATAAGTTATCACGCCTTCATGCGGAAACTGCCGAACGCAGTCTCACCATCGGCCAGTGTAAAGGTTAAATGCGAATTGTCACAGCGGACGGTTCTGACTCCGTGGTCGGACATTACCATCAAGTGCCACGGCAGGGCATTCTGGGGTAAATCTTCGTCAATGCTCAACGGCCCGACTGCATGGATGAACACTACACCCTTTACCGCAGTCATGTAGATGTTGTCCCTGCCGTCAAGTCCGTACGAACCCTCAAGGGCAGTAGCGACATAGTCTGGCTGTGAAAAAGGCGACAAGTTAATAGTCTTAATCATTCATGCCTCCTAGAATATGTTGCACGGACTGGCGTTGATCTTTGCGCTGATGATGGCGAAGTCCACAGGGTCGCTACAAGACACTTCAATGGTCATGTATCGGCACATGCCAAGGTTCCACCACGTGGTAGTGTGGCTGTAGTTGCCGATGGCACCAAGGCTCCCTAATTCCTTATCAGTCCAGTCGTTGCCGTCGGTGGAATAGCGCATCATGATTGCCGGGTCAAGCGTGTCGTTGTTGATTCTGCCGTTGTTCAAGTTAAGGCTGATGGCGTCACAGTAGAACGGAGAGTTGTCGTTATAGATAGCACCGCCACGACGTAGACGGACGATGCAGTTGCCATCCCATTCGGTGTACTTGTCGTTGTCTTGGTAGACAAGCACGTCGGAATCCATTTCGCCGAAGAACAGCTTGTTGTAGGCGAACGTAGCATACTGGGGACGCCAGATACCGTGTTCGTAGCTTTCGCGGGCATGCCATTCCTGTTCGGTAACGTCATAGACAAGTGTGCGCTTGTCCGTCCTGAAAGTAATGCCGTAGAACAAGTGGTTGTTCTCAGACCAGAATTGTCCCAAGGCATCTTCTGGGTAAGCCATCTTGGAAATCTCGCGTTCAATGGAGATTGTAGACACACGCTGCTTTTCGTTGCCCTGCATGACGAATACGCCGTTGTTGCCGATGTCTGACGAACCAAGCCATGCCGTATATGGGCCACAAGCTGCCAAGGATTCAGGTGCCTTGATACCGATGGCTTCTGCGGCATTGTCCGGGCTTACAAACGGTTTGTTGATATCATCCCTGAACGAGAAGCACTGCATCGAACGTGTACCGAAGGTGTAAAGGTACGAACCGTTTGAAATAAGTGCGATAGTGTTGTCCGGATTCCATTCCGAATACGTCACGAATCCGTAGCCGTCGTACTTGCTGTGCCTATCGGCGTAGAAGATGTCATAGATCACTTGGTTATTGCTATCCAAGGTTTCGAACGGGAACTGGATGCTCGTATAAAATGCGTCTGTGTCGGCGTCGTTTACGATAAGGTAACCGTAAAGGTATGCGACGTGGGTAGGACGGATGAGCTGGGTATGGGTTTCGTCACCTACTCGTGTAGGTAGCTGAATGCTTCGCCAATCTTGCTGCATGTATGAATCGCCAAGAGTCGTATCGACTGCGAACACCGAAGCGCCATCGACCACGATCAGATGGGGATGACTACTGCCCTCACCACCTGTCTCCGCAAAATGTACTGGTTCGCCAAGCGCATTCGACACCTGGCCTATGCGCCTACTGGTGAAACCGTTTGCAGTGTTACGGATGACGTAGACGCCAGAACCCCAGCAACCGAAAAGGATAGGCTTGCCGTCGGAACCACGCGATGCACGGTACATGCCACGGCACGGCCCTTCGCCGATATGTGCGGCAAGTTCGTTGCCCTTGATGGACAAGAGCACCTTGTCGGTAATTGACTGGGAAGCATCTACACTTTCAGGGAACATGTTGAGTGAGTAGGACTGGGAAACCTTCTCAAGTTCGTGTCTGTGGATTCCGCCTACAATATTCTGGATAATTCGCTGGGCCATCGGCGTCCTCCTTAGCCCGGAAGGAACATGGAGCCGGACAAGAATGCTGCCCTGTTCGCAAACGGAATGCGGTTAGTTCTGCTCAAGTACTTCACGGCGCGTGTAGCAACCTTGACGTTCTTGATCATTTCGTCAAGCTCATTCTTGAGCAAGGCAACTTGTTCTGTGCTCAGTCGTGGGAACGTCGATGCAAGCTTGTAGGTAAGTGACTGGGTGAACAGTTCCACGTACTGCTCCGGGATGCGGAGTTCAGAGTCGAGGTTGAAGTCCCACTTGCGGTTGTAGTTTACCTTGATGAGCGTCCTTGGGTCGGCAAGAAGCTTCGTCTTAAGCACAAGCTGTCTGTCGTTTACTGGCTGGGCCGTGTAGATGGCGGTGCCACGCGGGTATGCGTCGAAATCCTCCGGCGATGCGTACTGGACTTCGATGTAGTTCCCAATGTCACCGTCTGCCTTGGAACGCCAGTAGACACGGTTGATCTTGTGGATTTCGGGAGCTTCGATATCTACTGCAAGGTATTCTTCCGGAGCTTCCGGATCGACAGTACCTATAACGAACTCATCCTTGTCCAGCGTAGCTTCTACGTCGGACATGATGAACTGCAACAAGTTGTCGTTGCTGTAGGTGCTTGCGATGCCCTTGAGGAGCCTATAGGCAGTCTCAGTCATGTCCGCTGGCGGTGTCTGTCTGCGGCTTACTAGGTTACTGCGATTCAATGCTTCTGTTAAAATAGATCTGACGGTTACCATGAGGTGACCTCCTAGTCAGAAGTTAGCACTTCCACCATATATATGTTTCTGTAAATGGACAATAAAAAAGAGGCCAGCCTTACGGCTGACCCCTTATTAGGGAGAGATTTTCAAGTCTCTATTAAGCCTTGATGAGAATCAAGGACTGACCACGCTTCTCGACCGTGCCGGAAATCGTGAACAAGTCGAAACGGGTGTCGTTGACCATGTTCTGCAAGTCCACAAGACGGTTCTGGAAGATCGTGATGCCTTCGACGGAACCCTTCTTGGTGTCAACAGTCGCGACGTCGATGTCGTCAAGAGTTTCGAATTCGTAGACGCCATTTGCACGGACGATACCCACAAAGTAAGTACCAGCTTCCGGAGCAGTAACAGCGGTAGAAGTCGTCACAGTCTTGGCATCGCCAGTCCAAACGACAGCATCACCGTTCTCCATGGCAGCAACGCGAGTACCACCGAGCTTAACGTCAACATCGTCAACCGGGATTGCGATCGTTGCAGCGTTGTTAGCCACGTCAACATCTTCCTTAGCGATGAAGGCGTACGGCTGAGCAGTTTCGTCACCAACGAGGTCGCAAGCCACGATGCCGTCCACGTAGAACGGGGTACCGGCCTGGATCTTGAAGGCAGAACCAGCGTTAGAGCCGAGCGTGATGGTGAGAACGTTGTCAGCAAAAGAAGCGAACTTTGCACCATCCATTGCAGTGGCAAGGGCAGCCGGAATCTTGATGGATTTCAGGAACCTCTGAGCACGGTAGTCGGCACCATGGAAGTTGCCAACGAGGCCCTGCTTGTACATGTCCGGAGCATTGACCGGAACAAACTGTGCGCCCTTAGAGGTCACAATCGCTTGGATCATCGGATCAATGAACCCGTAGAGAGGTTCAGCCGTGATGGAGCTGAGGTGGGCAGAAGCCATGGAAAGCGGTTCAAACTCGCCCTTCTTGCCGACGAAGCAAGTTGCGCACTTCGGAACGTCACTGTTGATGGACTTCTTGAGAGCACCGTTGATGAGCTTCAAGCCGTTCGGTTCAGCAACTTCCTTATCGAAGTCAAGATCAGTCTTGCCTTCGACAGCGTTCGTCTTGACCGGGATGTGCCACGGTTCGATGGAAAGATTAACAACACGTTCGACGACGTCGGTCTTTGCACCCGGATTGATGGAAAGGGAATTTTCCACTTCACCGGCATCGCGGATCACGAAGCCGTAAACTTGTCCGTTACGCTGCTTGCCAGCGATCTGGCCCTTGAAGTAGCCCTTGGAACCGACCGTAAAATACGGTGCCATTTCAGCAGCACGAAGTGCCACGAGTTCGGTCTGGTAGTTGGTCTCGATATGGTTGGCAGTCGAGATAGCTGCATCGGGAATGGTACGTGCCATAACTTTTTATTCTCCAGTTAAAGTTTTAAGTTCCGCGTGGATTCTCCGCCAGATAGCGGTTCCAGTCGCGCTTTGTTGTTTCCCCGGAAGAGCCCGGAGTCTGTACCAAGCTTCCGACAATCGGCAACGGCCTCTTCTTCGGTGCTTGCGGTACGGTTTCTTGAGATTCCGACTGAGGTTGAACTTTCTGCGGAGCTGCATGGGTTCCGACGGACTTCAACGTCTGCTGTAGCTTAAGACGACGTTCAAGCGCGTACAGTGCATTTTCCTTTCGCTTAGCTGAGCGTTCAGATGCGATCTGTTCGCGGATGTTCGGATTGCGCATGAGCGTGGCGATCATTAACGGAGCTATAGGTGAGTCACCCAGGAAGCTGTCAATCGTCTTTTCATTGTCATCGTTTTCAGCCAACCAGTCCTTGAACTTGTCGCTTCCGTTACGGAGCAATGTCCAGTAAGACTGACGTTCTTCATCGGTGGCAAAGCAGTCGTTGACTTGCTTAGCGTGACGTTCCATTTCATCCTGTCGGCGAACTTCCGCATCTTCGCGGTCACGTTCAGCCTTGAGGCTGTTAAGTTCCGATTCTTCGCGCTGTAACGCAAAGCGGTGGTCTATGTAACTACGTAGATCATTCGGATCGAAGTCGATCTGTTCAAGCGGTGCATACTTGGCCATCTTCGCTTCAAGCTCGGCAATACGCTTGTCCCTAGCTTCAATATCGCTCTGGGCCTTTTTGTATCGCTTGTGCTCCCTGGCAAACGCATAGTCAATCTGCTCTTGCTTGGTCGGCTTCTTTTTCGGCTGCTGAGGAACTTCCTCTGCCTTGGTCTCGGTCGGTTCTGTGTTCTGCGATTCGCGGTCGCTTCCCTCAGTCACTTCCGGTACTGGAGCTTCGTTGGTCACCGCTTGCTCTCCAGTGGCTTCAGCGGTGCTCTCCGTCTTTACAGTTTCATCCGGTTGCGAGGCGGATTCCCCATGCAAGGACTTCAAGTAGTTCATGGCTTCATTTGTATCCATGTTATTTTAATCTCCCACGAGACATTTGTATGACCGCGTCCCTTCGCGGTGTTTCTATTTAAAAGTTAGTGTCAGTATTTGTCAACTATTTCGGCAAGTAGGTATGAGCCTTGCCCCAGTCGCCAGACCAGCTGTTGATGCGCTTGCCTATGGATGCCGGACGTGCAACAAGTTCGGCAAGTGCCTCGGACGCCTTCACCGGATCCGGATTGCCACGGTACTGGTATTCCTTGTTACCAGAGGCGAACTTGATGTAGATGTCTCCGTTAGGGCCGATACGTGCGCTCTTCACTGCGGAAGACGTAGGCGTTACCGGACGTCTGGGTTCCTTGTCGTTCCACCACTTGTCCAACGCTTCTTCGGCCTTGATACCGAGCTGTACAGCCTTTTCCGGCGGTAGGTTTTTCTTGTCCAAGAAACTGCGTAGAGCTTGTTCGTGCTCTTCCGGAGTCTGGTGGATGAAGGCGTTACGGTTTTCAGGCGTGTCGATAAAGCCAGCGTTGTTCTGCTTCATTCCCGGAACGAATACGACTCCGGCGTCGAAGTCCATAGGCTGTAGCTGGTCGTCGGCCAATGCCCTTGCGATATCGATGCTGGAAACCTGTTCGCCACGGATAGGATTGTTGTTAGGTGTCGGCACGAATGCGCCACCCTTGACAACTGTCTGGACAGTCTGTAACGGCATAGACCGCATGGCGGCTCCGCCAAGCAGTCTAGCAATGAACCCAAGCGCTTCCTTTGTCTGGTCAGCCATTAGTAACCTCCGAGCATACGGTTGTTATCGTCGATGGTCTGTTCCATCTTGTCTTGAGCTTCCATGACGAGCTTCTGGGATTCGATATCCATCTTCTGCTGGTCAATGGAAGCATCAGCACCAGCCTTCTCGGCATCAAGCTGGAGTTTGGCTTGGTCGATCTGGTGGTCAAGTACTGCCTTGCTCCAGTCAAGCTGACGCTGTTCACGCTTGTTGGACAGTTCCATCATCATGGAGTTGACTTGCTGCTTGAGCTGTTCGTTCTCTGCCTGGGTAGCCTCAAGCTGTTCCATCGCCTGGTCTGCGACCATCTTGATCTGCTTGATCTCATGGATAGCGTATGCGTCAAGATCCTCATTGGAAACAAGCTTCAGAGTAGGATCCATGTTGGCGACGATATCTTTGCTCAACATCTTGGCGTCGTCGGTAGACAGCGTGTCGGCATAGTACTTGGCGAGTATCGGCTGCATGGCTGGCGGCAACAGCTGTGCCATCACTTGCAGCTCTTGACGACGCTTCATGTTGGACGTTATGACGTCCGGGCCAGCTTGCAATGAGAACTTGAGACGTTCGCCGCCAGTGAGCATTTCGATGACACAAGTCCACACTGCCCTCATAGCCTCATAGGCATGGGCATACAGACAAGCGACGTTGCTTTCACGGTTTGCAGCTTGTTCAAGAACTTCAGTTGCTGTACGCTGGGTATCCACACCGCCAGTAACGGAGCCTTGAATTCCGGTCGGCGGGACGCCGAGCACAGCTGCCATGAGCTGTTGAGTAGTGTTGATGACGTTCTGGAGATCATTAGTCTCGATTGCTTCTTTTAGAGGGATCGGTGGGACGTCGCCGTTGAAGGTAACGACCATTGAGTCATTTTCGCAACATCTGCGTAGAAATTCTTCGTTTCCGTCAATGGCCTCGGTAGGATAGATAAAGTTCGCCTTCGGGCTGCGGTTGATACGGCCAAGCATGGTGGAGTAGGCAAGGTTGAGACCGAGCTGAAGACCGTATGTCTTCTGGACGATGCCAGTGTAGTCGATTTGACGGTTTCTGGTAATCTTATACCCGGCGAAACGGAAGATAGGAACGAACGTCGTCGGAAGTTCTGCGCTTTCGACTACCTTGTCACCGCATACCTTGTACATGGAGACAAATCCGTTTTCGTTCTTTTCGTAGTAAGTAACGATAGGTATGGAGTTCGTTGGACGGCGAATCCACTGGTCGCCGATGTCGTAGCACTTCGGAAGTGAAGCCGGGAAGTTAAGCGGTATGACATCTTCACCGTAGAGTCTCTTGGCCTTGCGTACGCTGATCCAGTTGACCACTGCGCCTTGCTCAGCATCACGTGCGGAATCCTTGACGACGGTCGGATCGAGTGCGACGGCTGAAGGATCGGCAATGCACTCCGGAACGATCTTCGGTTCGCCAGTTAGTTCGTCTTGAATAGTGGTAACGACGATGTAGTTTGCACCGATGTCAACACCCTTGGAGAAGCATTCCAAGAAAGCGTTCTTGGCGTCGGAATCGGCTTCGATGGCGTTGATTGCGTCTTGGATTTCTTGGTTTGTAGCCGGGTCTTCAAGCTGGGCATGCCAAGGACTTGCTGAGATAGGCGATGCGATGGCTGCGTCAAATACCGACCACTGAGACAGATGCTCACAAGCACGGTCAACGCGACCCCACTTGGTAATCAAGTCGGTAGTCCAAAAATCGCCACTGTACATTCGGTCAGCTTCGATGCGACTGTTCACCGACGTCTTGTAATATGCAGATGAGTCGCGTAGAAACTCAACAATTCGTTCAATAATCTTTGGGTCGGTCTGCTTCATTTTGTGCCGTCCTCCTAATCCGAAGTTAGCGTCCCCAAGCGGCCATTATCCTTGCTGCTACTTGCTTCGCGTTAGTCTTCTTGGCAGTACCGTGAGTCATGCATCTGGCGTGGTTGGCCAGTATTAGGGCATCAAGGGCATCCGGACTGCGTCCAAGTGCCCGTTTGATATCCTCCTTGGGGAACATAGCGGTTCTTCCCTTCGGGTCGATGTAGTACAGAGCATGGCGCGTTTCTTCGCGAATCTTCTGACCGTCATCACTGTTTGGGACATAGAGGTTGGAGCCTTCGCTCGACTTGCGTAGCTCGAAGTGCATCTGAGTACGGATGTTGTTGTAGGTATCGTCGTCGGCCTTGGAGCCAAAGTTGATTGAGTCAATCTGCTTGAAGCTGGACTTGGAATAGTCATACAAGCCAGTACCGAAGCCGCCAGTTCCGTCTATAGCAACACCAGCAACAATGTACCGATGGCTGTAGTCAAGTAGCTGGGACACCAGTTGCTGGGTTTCTGAGTGGTGGAATCTGGCTGATTCAATAAAGCCATATTCATCAATGACGACGAATACGGAATCGTCACGGCCTTGTCCAGCGATGTCGCAACCTACCCAGACTGGGGACTGTGGCGAATGGACTGGACGTGTGTTGAGGAATGTTCTATCGTCGATGGCGACGTTGGCAGAACGGCTGTCAACGAATCGGCCAAGTATCTGCTGTTCGTATAGGTCAGTACCTGGCGGATAACGCTCAAGCAGTTCGGCACGGAATTCTTCGGAGTTCTTGTAGTTGTCAAGAGCGGATGCGTTGATTACCGCATTCGGGTACTTGGCGCAAAGGTTCTTGAACCATTCGTGTACTTGGTTGAATGAGTCCGGAGATGAAAACAGACGCTTCTTCGGTATCTTTACTTCCGGGCCACGAAGACGGTCGGACGCCCAGTTGTAAGCTTCCTCGCACTGGTATGCGGCTTCGTCCATCACTAAGCAGTCGATATTGGATAAACCTAGTATTCCGGTAGGATTTTCGGAAGTCATGCCGAAAGCAAGGCCACGGTCGCCGACATGGATTTCTTTTGCGGTCTTGTTGTAAGAATATGGAATTCCGAATTCTTCAAGGCGCTTCATTGTTTCGGTAAAGACTACGCGGTGAAGCGCATCATAGTTTTGGGCCGATACGATTAGACGCTTGCCGTTATACAGTTCTTTGGCGATGTAGCAGCTTGCTGCGAAAGTCTTTCCAGCCGAAATGCCAGTACACATGATGACCAGCGGATCATCATCACGGCTCATGAAGTCAAGCTGGTGAGGCAGAAGCTTCACTTCTTGAACATCTTCTAGCTGTTCTGCTGTTCCGGACATGGCTTGTCTAGTACGAACTTGACCGTCTTGATAGTGGTTTCGGTCTTGGCATCGACGTTCGCGTCAAGCTGTATCTTGTTGACGACTTCTTCACTTTGGTCGTGGGTAAGCCCGACTATTCGTAGAGCAGTCTGGATAACCTCAATCTTCTTGGTATCGCACTGCTTGACCGCCTTGAGCATTTCGCTGGCGAAGTCCATGTTATTGACCAACGTTGTCAGCATCTGCGCACGTACTTGCTTGCGCAAATTTCTCGCACGTACTGAGGCTTCTTGGGCCTGTCGTGCATTCATCGGTGTAAAGGCTTGCGGCAGCACCCTTTTTTTCTTCGGCTCGCCAGTAGCTTCGCCATTGTTGTCATTTTTTGACATTTCTCTAACCCTCACGCAAATATATTAAAGTCCCCTTGCTTGGGGACTTGTTGAGTAAACTTTACTTTACGAATCTGGACGTATCGATCCCCTTGAGAGGCATGTCGACATTCAGCTGTTTCAGCAGTTCAATGATCTTGTCCAGTCTCTGCACTACGGCAGACAGTTGGACATTGTCTTGACTAGCGGTACTGTTCGTCGTCACCGTCGTCGTATTCTGCTTCTTCGTTGCCATCCTTCTTCTCCCCTTCGGCAAAGTCTTCGCCTTCCATGATGATGTCGCCATTAAGACCGTCGATAAGTTCGCCTACGGCCTTGATATCATCTTCAGCGACGTTGTATCGGTCGAAGATTTCGTCAAGCTTTTCGATCAATTTATCCATGTATAAATCCCCAAGTATCTAAATAGAAGTTAGTAGGGGATATGAAAAAACCCTAGACCGAAGTCTAGGGTTTCCTACTCCACATTGCATGGCCGGACAGCTGAATGTGCGAAATAACAGGAAAGGAGATAACCGTCCGGCCTTTCCAATATAGATTAATCCGTATCAGACGTCAAGAGGTTTCCCGACTAATGATTCGAATTTCTGCTTGGCAAGACACTTATAGCACGTAAAGGTTCCGGTCGTGTAGCTGTAAAGACCCTTGTCACGGTCGCCGCAAGTGTCGCACTTGTAAACGACCATGAGTCCGGAGGCAAACAATTCCTTAAGGTACTGCTCTAATTCGTCTTCTGATTGTCTAAACCTGATTTCTTGCATAGTAGTTCCATCTGGGCGTTCAGATCCTTGGCTTGCTGCTGTCGTAGTGACTTCGTTTCGTAATACTTCTTGAGCTTGCGCTCTGCGTCCTTGATACGTTCTTGGGCGACGTATTCCTTGTCGGTACGTTTCATGCGCATGTGGTCACGATGCTGTATTAATCTCTTACGGCGTTTTTCATCGACTGTACTGAGGTCTATTCTACGCGACGTACGCGCACGGTTTAGTCTAGGCGTACTCCATTCCAGGTTGCTTGGGAAGTTGCTCTCGATGGTCGTATGTCCATTGATGTGATCAAGTTCGCAGAACGATATGAAGTCGTCCAGATGGTCCTGGAAGCGTCCTACCTGTTCCGGGAATGCGTCGGCGTAGATGTAGCTAATGCAGATCTTGCCGTTGGTTCGATAGTCGTTGAATTTGATGTAGCCGTTAAACGAGACATAGAGCTTTAATGGCACTAATTCGTCTTCGGTGATGTCGCCTTTTCTGTTGCGACTCTTGCGCTTGAGCAAAGCCATGTTTTCGCGGTTGACGTAAACGTCATAAGTTGACGCATGTGCAAATTTCTTGGAATCTATCATGATTCTTCTCCTTAAATACTCACGGATAAACATTTATCCGTGACCAGTTAAGAAGTTAGTAAATAAAATTCTGAATGCAAATCGACTGCGGACGGCCCGGTAAATCCCCTAAACCAAGCCGTATATATATAAACCCTTGATAAAAAAATCTAATATTGAAAAAGAATTTATAGTACTGTACTACGTACGTAGGCTGTGTAAAGGGGTAAACCCCGTCTTACAACTGCCAGCCCGGCCTAATACTGACTGAGTAAAAATGAAATATCCAAAAAGACTTGGAAAAGAGTCGAGGATAATGGAAGGGTAGTGCGAAGTATAGGCGGGTCCCACTGGGCGTTCGGGCCGGTACGACAAACTAAACTGCAATGACACAGATTCTGGTGGTGCAACCATTCCATGTCCTTTATACGCTATGCCAAAACAGATATCCTGCATGTCATAACAGATATCCTGCATGGCATAACCGATATCAGCGTAGTCTTAACTGATATCGGTATCGGCAAAACTGATATCAGAAGGGAAGTTCGGATATTTCGTCGTCATCAATGCGTCCTACCGGGCGTTGACCGGAATTCTCCGCAGCCTGGATGTCGTGGTCGATATTCGTGTCAACGGATTCTTCGTCGCCGTCGTCATCTGAGTTGACCTTAGACAAGTCGATAAAGTCTTGCTGTTCCGGTTGCTTTTCGCCCTTGTTCTTCGCAGACCGTGGCAATGCCCATCCGATAGTACGGGATTTTTCTGAGTCCCAGAAGCGGTCACTGTCATACTTTGAGTACTGTTTCATCCAGTCCTTGAACATCTTCGCAGTCGTCATGCTTACATTGAACTGCGTAGACAGCTCACGAAGCGTCGACGGCCAGTCGGGCGGATCGTCATCTTCGATTTCTTTTTCTAGCTTGGCGATTTCGGCATCATAGTTTGCTTTTTTGGAAGCACCATCATCATCAAAAGACCAGATGAAATTACGCTTATGCTGTAGTTCATCGATTCGCTCTCCCCTTGCCTTTTGTCTGGCGTTGTATTCGTCTTCGTAGTGCTTCCACTTGTAGACCAGTTCGTTTAGCCCGTCCCAGGGACACTCCCAGTACCAGTTTCCATATAGAGACTTGTAGATGAACTTGCACAGCTTCTTGACGTAATCTTCAAGCGTGATTACCTTGGACTTCGGCAGAGAGTACAGCAGACCCTTCTGGGTAGCCGCCATGCCGCGCACGTAGAAATAGAAGCTTCTGCGGTACTTGTAGACGACTTGCTTCTCCTTCGGAAGTCTTGCCTCATCTTGGCAGATCTGCCGCCACATGGCTAGGCTCCGTTCAGTCTTGCCGGTCGTCATTGCGTGGTTCAATGCGTCGATGGCGTCTTCGAACTTAGGAATATGTCCGGATTCTCGGCAGAGTATTGCGTTAGGGATGATGATGTTGTGCCACTGCCTTGTCATGTTGATACGTACGTTGCGTTCGGTATAGCAGTCGCGGTTCCGGCTGCACTGGAAATGGAAGTCGAAGTACTTGTAGAAATACCGTCCGGACTGCTTTAATGACAGCGTCGTACTGAGAAGATATGGTATGGCCTGTTTGCCTTTGCTCTTTTTCTTTTCGGTCATACGTTACCCAACCATTTAGACAGCTCAGCACGGATTTCCATCTGTGACATGTTCAGCGGCGTTGATTGTGCTATCATAGCAGCCGACGGCGGTACCTTGAATCTTGGTGCGACTGTCGGCACTGGTTGCCCTCTGCTTGCCATCTTTGCCTTGCAGAAGTTACGGCAAGCTCCCTGCCAGTTCTGAATGATATTGCCGTCACGGTCACATCCGCGACGATACAGTGTCATTTCGAACCATTGCCGTGCATCCGCCTCGTCTAGCCGATATCTGGACGCAAATGCGTACAGCTCGGCAGTATTCGGCATGTGCGGTCTAATCTTAAACTCACGCGGTGCAGACGCCTTCTTTACCGTCTGCACCGGTGGTTTTCGTAGTGGTTCGGTTATCGTCTTTTCGGTCTTTCGTGGTCGTCCGCCAAGCCGCCCGTTCCGCCTCGACGCTATGGCACGTTTCTTGATTGAATGAGCCAGAGCCTTGCGTATTACCTCAGCACATTCGCTGTCGCCGTCGGTTTTGTTCTCTTGAAGTTCCTTGATGGACTGATCCAGCCATGCCGCCTTTTCGGCATCGGTGGTCATCGACTTGACCTTCCTTGCAAGAAGTTCGATATCCACATAGACGTACTTGATTTTGATGTTGCGTGGCATAAAAACGAAAACCGCATAGTCGGGTCCCTGCTCCCAAGCTATGCGGTTCGATAGAAAAAACTTGTGTCGGATGTCGGTCTTAAAGCGGGGAACAGACTAACATCATCCTTACGTGAAAGTAATATACCAAATTCTGACGCTCCGGTCAAGGGATGGTACGTGTTTTCTCTGTAAAAAGAAATTAACGTTCTGTAAGAACCCCTCAGCACTCAAAAACCCACTTTACTCATTGAGGATTTGTTTATATAAGGATTGATATTCAATTGAGTACTTGAGTTAACCAGGTTTTTTCTAGGTCTTCTAGGTTTCCGTCTTCGCGGCGTCAGTCGGTCTACCGTTTCGACATCCTCAATCTGGCTAAGTCTTAACTAGTTATTAAAGTTTTGACCTGGGAACACGGCTCTAGATGGATACACCTCCGCCCTAGAGAGAAAAAACTTTAAATAAAAGTCCTTCTCTTTAGGGCAGAGGCGATCGGTGTTCATTTGACCTTTGGGTTTCCGGTCTGAGTGGACACCCCGGATTACCGGGATCCAAACCATGACTCAGCGAGTTTTAGGTTCAGATACAAGAGACATAAGTCTCAACCGCCCAAGTGTACCCGCAGAAATGATATCCGTTGGAGTCCACTTGCGTCTGGATTGACGTCCGTCGGTAGGGGCAGGTAGCGGAACCCGACGACCGTCACTGCTTATTGGTTATTGGGCAGATTCCCTTTCGGGATATTCAAACTCTAGTAAGCCTCAATGACACGTCGAACAGATTAACAAGCTAAAACACAAATCGAGCGACTGTTCCTGATCGTCGATACAAACTAGACGCATCATCCTCAGCTTCTATATATAATTTAGTTCATTTTAGTTTTGAACACAACATCGTGGTTGCCGTCACTGGTCTGTAAATTATTTTTTACCGCAGTCTTGACTGATTTATGTAGCCAGACCAGACGATTTAAGCTATATTGTATATACACGAAACAACAAACCGCCTTACGGAAAAGGAACTGAACCATGAAGAACACCGAAATCGAAACCCTCATCAACAAGCCAGTCGCCGAAGCCATCGCTGAATACCGCGACATGGAAACTGCCGACCAAGAAGCGATCGTCATGTACATCGCCAAGCAGCTTGATTCCAAGTACGAACCGCAGTTCGTGTTCCACAGCGAAAACTGGGTAGTTCTTGACGCTGACCTGGAAATCACTTACGCAATGTATGCCAAGGCCGACGATACTTGGGGACTTCTCGTGGATGACTTCGACAATCCCAACAACGAAATCGACGAAGACCAGACCTTTGCCGCCTACGTCGAAGACAGCCTTGACGGTCGCATTCACTTGCTTGAAGACCATGAAATCGAACAAGAATGCCGTTGCGCCTATAATTACCAGCCGGAAGACTTTCTCCGCGCTCTTTGCGACGGCGAGTTTAAGCATGACGAAGACCGTGACGCCGTGCTCAAATTGGCTAATGATCTCGATCCAGTTGACTGTGTCAAGGCTGGTGATGAAGTTACGGATCTTGCGGTGTACTATCAGCAAGTTGTGCTTGATGGGACAAAGTACAATGTAAAGTATTACGTTAACGTCGAAAAAGCAAACACAAAATATGGCGACGAAGGCGGATGGGACTGGTCTGAATTCCAGTTTGACATCCACTTCGCCGGAATGGAGGACTGATAATGACTAAGAACGAGAAGATCATCAACAACGACTTGTCGGACGCGACCGCCGACAACTACATCAAGTTCTGCGAACGCGAATACGCCAAGGTAGATGACTTGGTCACAGTCCAGCGCAAGACTGACGGTGAAATGTGGGCCTTGGGCTACGAATACAGCGGTCAAGCCGAACTGTCCTTTGCTGAGCACGAACTGAGCGCAGCAAGGCTCTACAAGCGTCTGCTGCCAAAGTACCGCGAACATATCGCATCTTGGCCGGAAGATAGCGTTGTCGATGAATACGACAAGCTTGAGAGCATGTTTGAACAATGCAAGAACGACATGTCACACGACGAAATGGACGCAGTCGACGTCGATACGGTCTGGGCTAAATTAGTAGGTAAATCATGCGAAAAAGAACAGTAATAGTTATCTGTAGGCTGGACGAAAGCCTACGCGACAAGGTAGCCGCTATCAAGGCCGAAAGCCGTGGCGGCATCACGAACGTCGTCGAACAGGCCATAAGGCGTTACAAGCTCAAAGGAGGCAAATAATGCTAGAAATGATTTCCAATGTGCTTGGTTTCATCGTGGGCTTCATAATCATAAGCATAGTCTTATCGATTGTCGAATTGCTCTGGGGCCTATATAAGCACCGTCTGATCAAGAAACGTGTACTGAAGGCGATCCAAGAATTGAACATCGAAGAAGAGCTTGCCAACTGCGTGGCTGGGTGCAACTTGCGCTGCACCATTGCCATCGAGCAATACTTCAGCGAACACGGCTGGGGTAATCCGTTCGTAGGCGCATTCGGCAACTTAGAACTGTGCTGCCTAATCAACGAACTCCGAACCGAAGGTAAGGTAAAGCCGGTCTACGACAACCTCATGTCGATGAAAAAGACGTCGGACGGTCACAAGAACGCTGTAATGCTCCGCAAGGCTAAGGAATCCGATATAAAGTCTAACCTTGAAGACTATATCACACGTTGGGGATTCCGTGAAGGGGTTGACATAGACATGTTCAATCTTACTCAGCAACGTCTTGATGAGCTTAATAACATTTATGCATTGACTAGGGACGTAATAGTGTCACCGGACAACCTAGCCAAGTGGGAACAATCATCAAAGTACTACGTTACTATTAGAGGATATGTGTTGCTTGTAGACTACGACAAGATGCGTGAAATGGCCATTGACCTAGAATGCACATGCGGATCGCTTTATAAGCTTATCGCACTTCCAGAATCGTACGTGAATGAACACTTACACGACAACGGATGCCAAAATGAAGTAGTTTAGACTACATGAAGCAACGCATTCTAGAATTCGCTATAATAGCCCCGGTAGTTGCCCTACTGGGGTTTTTCATTCGTTGGTGCTATAAGGACATCTTAGAAGAGAATCCCCAGTACCATGCTGACTGGCTGGACGTCGACGTGTTTGGTAACGCATACGATCCGATTACACACGAAAAGGTAGACGAGCTTGACCCTAACGACGAAAGAATTGATTGGGTTGACCATCGTATCTAGTCCTTGTTATTTAATGCCCATTTCTCGAACGATTCAGGCCCTTCCAGGCCCATTTCTTCGCAGTCCTCTATCACCCTAAGCCAATCGTCATACAAGCGTTTCTGAGCCTCAATCTCGCGTTTTTTGGCGAACTTGTATGAGCTTAGCGGACGTTCAGGATGTTTGTCCGCATCGGTCATGAACGTGTTCGCGACGCTTATTGAGTTGATTATAGGGATGCCGTCTTTGTTCTCTATGTCGGTAGAACATATATTTTTATTATGTTTTACTTGCGTGAAATATGCCGAAAGGCCGTTGGACACAGCCGCCCACGCACATCCCCTGCAATTCAAGTAAAAGCTCACTTTACGGTTGTACTTGCCTTCCCGGACAAGCTTGAGCAAGTTGCGGTATGCCAGCACTAGGCAAGTCGACTCAAGGTCTAGGATATCGTCTTCGGAGTAAGACCAGACCCTTGACTTATTTAGCCAGACGTTGACGCAAACCCTCAAGAAACGCCAAATCTCATCCCTTGGACTGGCCTTGGGATTGATGAGCATTCGATTGACTACGATCTTGTCCGGAATGTAGGCGACGCGCCCACGTATGTAGGTCTCTACGGCCATTTGTCCTCCTTGAACTGCTCACACCAAGCTGTAAGATACTGGTCATAAAGGTCTGAGGCATTGACGTCTCCGCGACAGAATGCCGCTGCGTATTGTACATATAGTTCTTCAACCATACCTTATAAATTATATCAGAAAAGGGCACCCGGTTGGGTGCCCCTTGCTAATGGAGTTCACTTGGAAGTTATATTGTCATGCTTACGTACTATACATTACTCCTATTTCCAACCAATTCCGATTTGTGCCAGTTCGGCAGCACCGGTTACAGTGTTGCTACCGCAGTTCGCGAACGTGCTGTCGTGTGACGTAGGCGGTGTTGCCTGAGTCGATGCTTGTTGGTACAAAGCCAAGGCACCGCTTTCGACAGCAGTACAGTTATAGAACATATAAGCCATGTTCGTGACTAAGCTTGTATCGAATAAGGGCACTGACGTCAAGTTGCTGCAACTATGGAACGTAGCATACATGGTTGTGGCTGAGCTTGTATCAAATAAAGGCACTGATGCTAAGTTGGTGCATCCACTGAACATAGCATCCATGTTAGAGGCTGAGCTTGTATCAAATAAAGGCACTGACGTCAAGCTTGTGCATTTAAGGAACATATAAGACATGTTCGTGACACCAGTTGCGTTAGCTGCAATTACTTTTTCTAGTTGTGTAATGTTATTAAATAGACGACGCCAGTCGGTACCGCTCTTGTAGATGTCCCAGATATTTGCAGATGCGTCAGCAAGGGTCTGGGAGTCACCAATCGTCGGTGTATAACCAGTGCTGAATTTACAGCGAATTGTATTAGCTGGCAACACTGGCGGAACTGGTTGCGAAGGGCCGTACACCTTCACGTTGCCAAAATAGGCTTCGCCTATCTTGGTAGAGCCAAGATAAAGCGAGCCAATAGTTGTTGAACCTAGTTTCAGTGACATATTACGTCTCCGGGATGAGGTACAACGTATTCGCATCAGGGTTGGCTGGCAAGGCATTCACTTGCTGGATGTTCTGCACGGAGCCAAGTGCTGGCATTGCCCATTCAGCGTTACCGCTTGCATTAACCGTCAAAACCTTGTTCTCATCGGCAGAAGTCGATGCCGGAATCGGATTGGTTACCGTAACTGCGTTATGCGTTACGATAGTTACTGCCGTTGAACCAGTGTTGACTGGGCCGGAATAATTGTTTGTACCAAGCTCAGATTCATTGTACTGGGGATTAACAAATGCTAATGCATAACCTTGCGGATTGGCCTTGACAGAAGAAAACTGTAAGCCACCTGATGCTGTGGTGCTGGATAAGTCGAAAGTGTAAGTTCCAGCCGAGGCAGCGGTATCCGTATTACTTCTAATACTAGTCATCACATTGGGTAGGGAACTAGACGCATCCCATTCAACAATGGATAATCTGTATTTAACGTTAGACGACCATTCATTGAATGTAAGGTTTATGGTAATTGGTCCATCCTCAATAGCATTAACGAGATCTTCATTGAGCAATCCGATGATCGAGATCTTTCCAGTAAAATATTCACCCCATCCGCTACCGTTAGGTATGCCCTGCAAGGTTAAGGTTTTTTGTTCCTGAGCATCCGCAAAAGAAATGCCGTTACCCGCTTTAACAGAAAATTCATTCGAAGTCTGTTTTAGACCATTGCCAGCGACAATGGTGTCCCACTCGGCAGAGCCTTGAGCGTTAACTTTCAAGAACTTGTTTATATCGGCGTCGGTAGAAGCTGGAAGCGGGTTAATTACCCCTATGGCATTGACAAAAGTCTTTGTATAGGCTATTGTACCTGTACTCAAATCGCTTGAGGATAGAGTGAATATGTGTGGCCTAAGACCCTCACTCCACTCTTCCAAGCATACCACACAGTAATTTGACGGATTCGCTTTCACCGTAGCCCACGTAATTGTAGACGAGCCAGAATTAATATTCGAGCTTAATAGGGTGATTGTCGGGTTAGTACTGACATTAACCCAAGAACCAAATATTAAGTAGTTTGAAACCCCATAGCTGTCCGCAGACGATTTAGGGATAATAGCCCAATAGACACTGCCGTAGATACTAATGTCGGACTTTTTCGTAAATGTAAGACCACTGCCCTCAATGGCGGCACACATGTCCGAATTAAGGGTAAAGAATTCCCCAGACCACGAAGACGTTGTTCGCCCAATAGATTCATTTATGGGCAATGAACCGCTTTCAATTTTTAGCCCCGTGGCTAATTTTGCTGAAACTGCATTGTTTGCAATGTCGATGCCGTCGCCAGCCGTGTAGCTGGAAGAAGGGATGGAAGCGATTGCCTGAGCCACCGCAGTACCAGACTGTGCATTTGCACTAGAAGAATTGTAGGTCTGATCAACAGTGACCGTGCTTTCATTTGCCCATTCAACGCCAGTCGCACCAGCATTTACCTTGAGCACTTTGCCAGCATTACCAGCAACGCTTGGATAGGAGTCTGGTGGATTGACCCACTGGGCTTCCATAGTGCCGTTGTTGTCCACGGCTCCAAGAAGCTTGCCGCTCTGTCCTTCCATATCTGGAAGTCCCCCAGCTGGTTCGTCCCATTCAAGGTCGCCGTCGGCATTGGCAACAGTAAGAACCTTGCCAGTATCCGAAGAACCACGCGTGGGAAGTTCTGCGCCAGCCTGGATCACTGCACGGGCTACGCCGTCGGACGATACCGGGTTAAGGCTGTCAAGGGTAGGCACTTCGTCCACGGTGAGTGCGCCGGACACGGCGTCCGTAGTGACGTCGCCGATCTTGGTCGGGCTTACTACGACTCTTTCAGTCTTGGTCTGATTTGCACCGAAAGCGATGCTCGAACTGTAATACTTTGACATTGACACCTCCAAGGTGCAAAAGATTAAAATTTCCTAATAAGAAGTTAGCAGCTATAGCTTGTACCGTGCCATCTTGAAGAACAATCCGTCCTCGAACTGGTCATGATCCTTGCCGTAATGGCTCTTTCCATAGTTACAGACCGCCCACTTGACCGTGGAAGCGCGTAACTGGGAAAGACCAGCTACGTACAGCATCGTCTCTAAAAGATCGTCTGCGGCTCGTCTAGGGAGCAATTCCGTGGCGTACAGACCGTCATGCAGAGCGTAGGCGATATTGAGTTCGTGATTGGTCTCATCCCAGCTAGGGACGAACCATCTGAAGCACCAAGGGACACTTCCTCCGTCGCAAGTGTACCCAGGGTAGAAGACAAAGGTGTAATTCAGTCCGTCGTCGCCCTTGAACCGCGTAATAATCTCATCGACGGCTTGGTGACGTCCGTTGGGCAAAGTCACCCATGAGTCAAGGTTCTCACCGCCTAGATATTCCAGATACATCATCGCCTCCAGTCGTTTTTGTCAAAAGAAGTAGCACCTACGACCAGCACAGCGACAATGGCTATGATGGTCGTAAGTACCGGATGTGCAATCATCAGTTCGTAGATCATGTTAGACGTGATTGTAGAACGTGAACTGGGAGTGAGCAGCAACTTGTCCCAAGTCGTGGCTAACGCCCGGCGGAGTAATGTTAGAAATGGTACAGCGGAGCCAGTAGTAGGCATAGTAGACCGATTCGAACACCGATTCGTAGCGTTGTCTGTCGAACGTAACGGAGTAGTTCAGAGGCTTCTGCTGGCTGAGATAGGCTGTACCTTGGCCATTATCTGTAAAGTCAGTGAACGGAATCACGATTTTTGGTGCCCATTCTTGAACTTCGTCAACATAGTCTGAATTTTGTGTTGCTGCATAGGACAAGACAAGCTCTACAGTGGCTACCGCCGTAGGCGTCCCAACCGGAACACCTCTAAGAAGGTACACAAGGTCAGTAGAGTAGTCGTATCTTACAAACTGCGGTTTACGTGTACGGAATTCGTCGAACATCGCACCAGAAATATCTACGCCTTGGTACTTCCAGTGTGTCGATGAGAAGTAGCTGGAAATATTGAAGTACATTTTTGGCAAGTCAGATTGCTGGTACTCAGTTCCTACGCGGTCAACCGTATAGACCCGTGGCGAAGCCGTGTCGGTAGTGTAATATGTATGCATTTCCCAGCCATCCGCCGTACACCAGTATTCGACGAAGCGCATAGGCTGGATATGGTATCCTTCGAAGATTGCCGCCGTTGCACTGGCGTACTTGTACTGGCCAATGTAGTTTCCGTTGGAGCCTACAAGGATGAGGTTGTAGCCACCGGCAAGCTTAGCCGTAATATCATCGAACGTGTCCTGCTCGTACACGACTTCGGTGAACTGCTTGCCCACATACGGCTTGTTGAGAATTTCGGTGATGCCACGGTCGGCAAGCCAGTCAGATTTCTGCTGTGGCTCGATTCCGTCAAGCTTCGCCTTGTCTTCAGGCGACATTAGACCCGCGTCGTCCGTAGTGACAAGAGCGGTCGATGCCGCGTCGATGTTGTGACGGCCCATTGCCTTCTCATCGGCGTCGAAATCCTGTTCAAAGTTTGTTACGACTGCGTTCTGTTTCATTGATTGTCCTTGATTTCTTTTAAAGTTTCCAAGATGTTCTTCAGCGTGACCATGACTTCCGCATGCTGCTTGCTTAGCTCATTGATGTCGTTCGAATTCTTGATACTCTGTTCAAAGAGTATCTTGAGGTTGCTTTCGAACTCGGTCTGCTTGCATTGCATGCGGATCAAGTCGTCGTGCATTTGCTGCGCGATTTCGTCACGGGCCGTCTTGGTTTCGATACGGTCAGACTTGATCTTGTCGATTTCCGTCTTGTTCTTCAGCCAGTTGGCTATAGCCAATAGGACTGCGATTATTGCTGCTCCCATTTCCGGTGTCATTAGTGCCCCCACTACTTATATCTTATTTCCAGTCGGAAGGTATCTGTGCTAACTCTGCTGATCCGCTCGAGGTACCTTGGCCACAACTCTGGAAACACTGTACGTGTTGGGCTGGAACAACCAATTGGTTTGCCATTTGAGTATACAGATCCAATGCACCAGTTTCTACCCTATGACATCCTGCGAACATGGCCGAGCAGTAGTCTAAGTTTGCTGTATTAAGCAAGGGTACGGCTGTTAATGACGTGCAATATGTAAACATAGACATCGCACTCATCATGGAACGAGTATTTAATGCCGGAACGGATGTCAAGCTACTACAATATCCGAATGCGTTGTCGAAAAACTTTACTGACGAAGTATCCAATAGAGGTATGGTTGCAAGACGTTCCATGTTCTGGAATGTGTTTTTCATACTCTCAACTTTACTGGTATTGAATTGCGGTAAGCTAGTCATAGCCCTACAGTATGTAAAACAGTAGTCCATGTCTATCAAATTACCAAAGTCGTATAACGGTACAGTTGTCATCCTGTAACAGTTATAGAACATTTGATTGGCTGATACTGCATTACTGGTATCGAATAACGGCGCTGAAACGAGGTGTTCGCAATAGGAAAATACCTGGTCTACATACGTTGGGTGTCCAAAATTGATATTGCTAAACGTACTGCAATTGGAGCAATGTTCAAAAAGAGACGTAATATTTGTTGCGGACTGGACGTTTACTCCATCAATAGTTGTGACTGCGGTGCAACCCAGGAATATGTCTGAAGCGTCTAATACCGAAGATAAATCCACATTATGGACTTCGTAGATACCGGCACACTCACTAAATAGTTCGTTGGCGTGTGTTACTCCAGCCAAGTTAGCACCTAGAATAGTTACCAAATTATTTCTATCAGTGAATACCCCTTCAAATAGTCCATTGTTGCCATTTTTCCAATATGTACTCTGGTAAGTAAAGTCCCAGATGTTAGGACTGGAGCTTACCTGAGTCCAGAAGGATTCAGATATCCACGTTTCATTGGTAGGATCATACGAGCTGTCGCCGAACTGGAAACGGACGGTGAACGGGCGGATAGCCAGCGGGTTATCCGAATCAACAAGTGCGGTAACGATAGCACCGCTAGGAGCCGTCAGCACAACGCCATTAGTAGTTGCCCAAGATTTAATTCCCATAAAAACTCCTTACGCCAAAGATATGATGATCTCTGTTGCGGTTTCTGTGATGTTGATGCCGTTTCCAGCCACTATGGACTTGGTTGTCGGCTTGTTTATGATGAACGACTTGCTGGAAGTGTTCGTCTCAGCCCAGTTACTTTGTACTTGAGGAGCTGGTAAATTCGGTTTGTTCTGAATGTAATCTGGCATGGCGGGGTCAGATTGAGTCCAGTCGGCTTGTACAGGAACACCGCCAGCACCAGTCGATGAAATCGTGATTACGCCTTGGCTTTCGGCGATGCTCACGTTAGTACCAGCGACGATCTGCTTCGTGGTTGGCTTGTTCTGGATGTATGACTTATTAGAACTGTCGGACTCCGCCCAGTTGCTCTGAACTTGTGCATCGATCGTTCCAGATATACGGATGTTGTCCGCATACTCGACGACGCTGATGCCAGTACCAGCCTGGATCGGCTTCGTGGTCGGTTTATGCTCGATGTATGACGGTTCAAGCGGATCATCTTCAGTCCAGTCAGACTGAACTTGCGTTCCGCTTCCACCAGTAGCCCATTCAACACCAGTCGCATCAGCATTGACCTTGAGTACCTTGTTCTCATTGCCAGTAATCGGCGGCAGCTCATCCGGAACTGTCTGCAACGCTTCTGCAACCGCAGTACCGGACTGGGCGTTGGAAGACGTGGGATCGTAGTGCTGGTCTACAACGCCGGACGAACCGACATCTTGCCATTCGACGCCGTCGCCATCATCGTTGACGACCAACGCCTTCCCGGCGTCAGTAGAATCGTATGGAGGCAATTCACTGGACGGAGTTCCGTTGTTTGCCAGCCACTTGTTGCCATACTTTACAGGATTTCCATTTATGGTAAAAATACTCATTGATTAACTCCAGTCAGTTCGATGTAGACGGCACGGACGATTAGCGTGAACTTGTCGCCTTCGGTTAAAGTGTTACTTGGGAAGTAGACGCCGAACAAACGCCCATCAGAAAGCATCTGGCGTCCAAGCACGACAGACCCATGCGATGCAAACTTCTGAACCGCAGACCCGCCAAGATTCGTGAAGATGCCAGTCATTTCGTCAATGAGGTAATTGGGATAATTATAGACATTGACCATGATTGGCGTCATGTCCGGCGTATTAGGAGGATTGCTCGAATCAGCCTCTACTTGGCACTGGTAGATCATGACAAAGTCCTTACCGCTATCCAGTACGGCTTGGCTCGTAATCGGCACAAGCCTCTCAAAGTAGTTACTATAGGCTTCCGATGCAGTAACAGTGATGTTGAAGCTGCTATCTTCGGCGTAAGTCCACGGAGTATAACCGGACGACGTAGTGCTTATTTCAATACCTTCGGCTGTTGGTGTCAAAGAAATTCCGCTTCCCACGATCAGTTCAGTTCCAGCATCAAGCGATGAAGCAAGTTCTTCAGGCTTGTTACGGATAAACGCCGGATCTTCATCGTCATCGCACTCCCAGTCGGACTGGACTTGCTCTGCTGCCGCAGTGCCCCATTCCACGTCAGTTCCGCTGGAGTTCACGCGGAGCACCTTGCCTTCTTGCTCGGTTCCGTAGTTCGGAAGGATGCCTTCGCTTACTCCGGCAGTGAGATTGGTGATGGCATGTACCGAAATGGACGAAATCATCACCTGGATGCCAGCACCTACTCCGGTAGCCCAAAACCGGAGTTCGAAATCGTCAGCAAGGGCACGGACGTCGCCGGACAACGTAATTTCTTCGTTGTGGGCGTAAGTCATGTCGAAGGACACGCCAAGATCGTTTGCCGGGCCGTGGACTTTTGGGAACCTTGTAGTATTCTGCGCTTCGGCCATACGGATCATCTTCGCCGTGACGCTGAAGTGATAGAATCCGGTCTTGACAAGTATGCGACTGCCGACAACGTCGATAAGGTTGCCAACCTTCATGTCCGGGAAGTTGAACTGGAAATCGCCATCGCTGTTGAGGATGGCAGAACTTGTACGGAGCAATGACGGTTCATAGGAAACTTCCGCGCCGCCTTCGCCGCCGGTTCCTATAGTTCCGATATTGATCCTAGACCACTGTTCAACGTCATGACAGTCATAGCAGTAAACGTCGTAAAGATTGTCTGCATCGGCCAGTAGGATTGCCATGCCCCTGGCGTTGAGCGGAACCTTGGCCGGATTGTGGTTGCCGTCGAAGTCGGCGTACGTGATGTACGGTGTAGTCGTACCGTGCAGATACGTTACCAAGTATCCGCCAACTAACGGCTTGCCGTTGATGCCTTCCAGCTGCAAAGCCGGTGATATTAAATAGCCTAGAGACATTAAAACCTCCTAGTCAGAAGTTAGCTGATGAAAATGAAGTAATTTGAATTTCAAAACGTATAAACTTAAGTATAGACACGCTAAATGGAGTTTAGAATGGCAAGAAAACGCCGTGATGTTTACAAGGGACGATTTGACGAAGGGTTCGACATCGAAAAGGATGTGGATCTGGTACACTTGAAGAAACTGATGATGATGCCGGAAGTTGAAGGCAAGGAATACAACTGGTATGGGGTCTATATCCAGAACATCATCAAGATTTCGCTACATGACGACCATTTCAGAGGATATCCGGACGATGTCATTGAGGACATGACTACGGAAGCTCTGATTGACTGCGTGAAGGCGCGAAAACACTTCAATGCCAAGAAATATCCGACCGCGACAGCCCCATTCAACTACTTGATGACTGTGGCGAAGCATTCCTTTATACATGTGCTTGACAAGTACTACAAGACAAAGCAAAATCTGATATTCGCCGCCTCAAGGATAGAAGAAAACACCAAGACGATGGACGGTGACGACTTCGATTCGTCATTATTAGACAAGGCAGCGACTGACTGGAACGAAATTCACGAAAATCTACTATAAAAGCAGAAAAAGGTGTCAAAATTTGACACCTTTTCTTATTTTTAGACCATTTCGCCACTTGATATAGTGCTCAAATTTACCAATTCTTACACAAGACGCTCGAACGTAACATAGGCACGTTTCGGATAGTCGGAGTCGTTCAGCCAGTTCTTAGGCAATGGCTGTGGAGCACCGACAAGAAGTCCGTCGAATACACTCGTATTGAACTGCGATGCGTCCGGAACGGTGAATTCCATGGATCCGTCGAATGCGAACGACATCGGATCCGTATGTCCGCCGTACTTGCAGTCCGCCTTGATTGCGATACGCACTGAATAGACAGCAGCAACCTCGCCTATGGCGAAGAACGGCAGGCTTACGTGCAGCTTACGCATCAAGATACCACGGATGCTGCCGATGGCCTCGAAAATGTCACCAGACGAATCCAGCGAGAACATGATTTCCGGGTCAGATACACTGCTCTGGGATGCCGGAGTCGTGTTGTATCCCCAGCCTAGACTGAGGTCTACAAGGCTCTTTTTCGGCATACGAGGCAAGAACTTTCCGGTGTTGCCTTCGTAGCGGTAGCGGTGGAGGCTGTCGTTGTTGAGCAAGTGGGTCACGTCAAGCACGATCGGAAGGTAGGACGAAGTGCCGCCTACAGCGTCATTGCCAATCCATGCGCCATTGACGACGGAGTTCGAATGTGTCGGGACGATGCTGTGTTTGCCGTCGGGTCCTACGAACTTGTTGTTGCGGACATCGACCGTGACAGTGGAGTCCACGTCCCTTTGCTGTATGTCGGCATTGATCGTGTTGGACACGAGGCTGATGTCAGAACAGATGATATCGGCGTTGATCACCGAGTTCTGTACCGTTGCCGTGGCTCCAAGCGTCGTCAGCTCCGTATTTACTTCCACGTTGTCAAGCAAGAGGCTGTTCAGCACCTGGAGATTAGCTCCGCCCAAGGAACCGCGTCTGAGAGCCACAGAATCAGCTGTAGAGGCGTTCTGGAGGAAGAGCCAGCAGTCTACCGCATTGAGCGCCAAGTTGCTTCCAGACACCGCTATGGAGCCGGAAACGTTATGGAGTTCGGTTGCACCTTGCACAGTGACCGTGTCGAACACCGCATTTTCAACGATACATCCGGCAGCAAGCGTCACGTTGGACAACGTCTGCTCACCAAGATCGCCATAGTTGACTTCACCCTGCTTGTTTTTGAGGGTGACGTAGGTGTTGGCATCCTTGCAGTTCTTGAGCAAGATTGTGTTGCCGTATGTGTGGAAGTCAGACCAGTCGTAATCGTCTGCGAAGAAGTCCGTGTTGATTACGGAATTCTGGATAGTGATTTCCCCAGTGATCTTCTTGTTGCTCGTGATGAGGCAGTTGTCAAGCTGTAGGCTTGGGTTGCCGTTGGTTTCGAACCTGACTTCCTTGTTCGCAATCACTCTAGGATATTCGTCGCTGTCGATTACCCATCCAGTCCGTGCGTCGCCAACGCAGTTACCGCCAACCCACGAAATATGCACCCAGTCCGCAACAAGCGTTGCAGTTCCGGTCTGGACGGTGGAAACGAACAGCTGAGGCGTACGCTTGTGGAGTTCGTGACAGCTGATGATAGTCCCGGTAGTTCCGGTCTTGCACTGGAATCGTACAGCATCGGAAACGTAGATGTTGCCGTGGATGCTGAAAGTGTTCGTTCCATCGAACAGATAATAGGACATTTCACCATTTAGAGCCGGGAACCAGCAGTCAACTCCGATCTTGTCCGCGTAGGCGGCACAGTTAGCCAGCTGCGACGTATAGCTGTAGTCGGTGGAGTACATGTCATCAGTCGGGAAGATGCCGAAATGGCGAACGTCCATGTGGAGTTCTTTCGTAGACAAGATCCAGCGACCTGGGCCTGGCACGTTGTTCGACTTGATTACGGAACCGCCGTCGTCGTTTTCGAGGCATGCCGAATCCCATACGTACAGTACCGGGGAAGTGTCGCCAGCACGGTAATAGCCGTAAAGCCAGAGCATCTTAACCCCAGCGACAGACGGAACGTCGTCGATATCCTTGGAACGGAGCGCATCCATGTTGTCAACGCCGTCCGCGCCAGTGGACTGGATGACAAGGGACTGCGTAGGATCCATCGAGTCGGAAGAATACTGGTAAGACCATCTTGACGGATCGTAATCTTCGTCCGGATAGCGCGTCATGTCGCCAGTGCCGATGTACTGGTAAAAGTAGGCAGTGACGTTGGCGTCGTTCTCGACGAATACTTGATATTCACTTCGACCGATGGAGTCTGTGAAGATCGGGTTACGAAGCGGTACGCCATCAGTATTGTAGATGATTATGTTGTCAGTAGTTGCCTTACGACAAAAACGGATCTTGCCGTGGAGCAAATGTCCGTCGTTGTTTAGGTAAGAATCCCAGTTGTCAAATGCTCTAAGCATGATTTCTCCTTAGAATGCCGAAGAATAAGACGTTGTAGGTTCTTGCTGTACGCCAACTTCGCTAGAGTGCTTCCAGTCGGAAGAACCAAGCTGTCTTGCGATAGCGCGGTAAGCGTTCGGATTCGCCTTGAACATCCCTTCTGGTAAGTTATCCAGTCCGTAAGTCATCACGTTCATGATTGCGTCAACCATCTGTCGCTTCTGTTCGACTGGCTGGTCGCCAGTAACCAACGGACGAAGCTGTGACAGCTGCTTGTTCCACAGAGCATTGATGCGCTTGCTGTCAAGGTCTAGACCTTCACCGACTATGCCTTCACGGGCACCGGCGTTGAACAAGAAGTTCGTCCCCGTGTTGATCAAAGGCTGCCATGCGGCACGTCCAGTAGCGACTGCGGCGAAGTCCGGGTCAGAGTTCAAGGCACGACGTACTGTGTAGTCGCGTGGCTTCTGAGCCATGGAACCGACTTGCTTGCCTTCGGCATTCTTCAGCGGAATCGTCGGCATAGCATTACCAGTAACTTCCGGGTTGTTAGCCAACATCGTGATATTCGGAGACTTGATGGCGTTTTCGCCAAACGTCTCAGGGTACAGAGTCGGAACACCGTCAACGGTCTGGATAGTTTCCATCTTGACGAAACGTCCGTCGGGCAACTGGACAATTTCAGGATATTTGCCATAGTCACTGAGCTTTTCGGCAAGTTCAGTCTGTCTCTGGGCACGGGCGGGATACTTCGCCGTGTATGCCCTTACGATTGCATTGTCAATGGCGTCTTCGCCTTGCGGAATCACTGCCGGGTCAATCGAAAGCAGTTCGGACGAACCATCCTTGTAGCTGATGGTAACCGTACCGTCCGGAGCGACATTGACATCTTCGGCACTTGACAGCGCTTTCGTGTCGAATTCCTCACGTGCCTTCTGGGTATTAGCGAACCGTTCAGCTTCAGCCTTGCGGATAGCAAAATCCTCTGCATCGGCCAGATCGTCCGCAGTCGCGAAGTAACCGCTTTCGTTCTGCTTGGCAGTCAAGAAGTTCTGCGAATTGTATTCGGCTTGCTTGGCAAGTTCAGCCTTACGTTCAAGAGCGAGCTGTCTACGGGCGATGTTTTCATTGGCGTTGTCACCGATATTCTCAATCGTTTCCATTACTTTATGGACAGGGCCTTCTGCGGCAGCCTTGCCTTGCTGTTCAAGCACATTCTTGCCTTGGCTACCAGCTAGCTTCAATGCGCCCTTTGCACCGATAGCTCCGCCATACTGGGCACCGATACGACCCCAGTCCCACTGTCCACGCGGGTCATCCTTGTCATAAAAGGCATAGTCATAAGCTTGCGAACCAAGCGGAACTGCGGCGGACTCAAGCGCACTTGCTCCGACCTTCGTCGCAACGTTGTCGAGAACCTTCGGCAACATCTTGGAACCAGCACGGACAGCCTTTGAACCAGCAGCGAAGCCGGGAACGAAGTTGAGACCGCCTTCGACGACGTCGCCGACATAGTCCTTGATTCTCGGCTCTTGTCCAGCCAAGTTGGCTTCGTGGACACGCGGTGCAACCAGTCCGGCAACTCCGCCGACAACGGTGCGACCGATGTCACGACCGCCGGTAGTAGGATCGAACCCTTCACGTGCCAAGTTCTGCTTAAGCATCATTCCGGCACGGCGAATATCGTCACGCATGCGTTCGGCGTCGCCTTCGTATCCTTCTGCCCACGCTAGGTTGGCAAGTTCGATATCGTCCAGCTTGTCGATGGCGTTGACAAAGTCTGCTTGGGCCTTCGTGCTGTACTTTCCGCCTTCCTTGGAAATGCCGAACCGTTCCATGAAGTATGGGACATCACGGAGTTCTTCGCCATAGAAGCCTTGTTTCTTGCCCTTGTCCGGACTGGCCTGTTCACGTCCCTTGTTCAGCAAGTCGAAGTAGGACTTTGCCAAGTCGGTATCGGAATCCTTCTCAACAAGGTACTTAACACCAAGTAGCGATCTGAGTTCTTTGTCGTGCTGCATGACGTAGTCAGCCAGTTCGTTCTGGTTCATGCCGTCAACGGCCATAAGGATAGCATCGGCGTCTTTATTGCCAGCCATTGCCATCTGGTTCAGTCTTTCAATAATCTTGTCCATCTTACCACCTTACTTGGCGTTTGCTTGGGCTTTCTTAAGTACTGCTTGGTCTGGATATCCAGCACCGAACTGGCTGATGTAGCTATTCAGCGTCTTGAGTCCTAGACTCTTCAGTTGAGCATAACCCATCTTGTTGAATTCTTCCTGGGTCATGACAGTGCCTTGACTCTTGTTGAACTTCGGAATGGAATCCTCATATTCGGTAAGCATCTTGTCCAGGTCAGACCTTGTCTGCGGATTGAGGAATTTCAATCCTTCAGCAGTCTGGCGGAAATTGACAAGGTTGTCCTTTGCGTTCTTGATAAGCTTTTTCTTTTCTTGCTTGCTCATCTTGTTCGGACGGTTACGAAGATCGTTCTTGCCCTTAGCCAACTTTGACTTGAGCTGTTCGTACATGTCGATGCCTTCAAGGTTCTTGTCGCCTTCGCCGTTGTAAGAAACGTCTTGGGCCTTGGTGTCATCCTCAAGGGCAACACCGAGCATATTGGCGAACTTCTTGCGGTACTCGGCCTGTTCACGCTGGAAACGGGTCAGAGCAGCTTCGGAACGCTTGACGTCGTTCATCGCTTCGATATAGGCTGAGCGGTTTCCTGTAGCCTTTGCTTCGTTGGCACGGTTCTGGGCAGAAGCCAGCTTGTACTTTTCATCTTCCATGTTGAGAACAAGCTGCTTCCATGCCGTCTGGGCATTGGATGCCTTGGTAGCGGCTTCCGAAGCTTCGCGGATCTTGCGCGTTTCTTCGGCATTGCGCTTGTTCTGCTGAACCGTAGTGTAGGTGGACGGATCGCCGTCCCAGACAAACTTGTACTTGCCCATTTCCGACTCGGTGTCGTAACTTGCAAGCTCTTGCTTGTACTTGGCGATTTCTGCGTCAATCTCGCGTAGCCTTGCTTCGGCATCGTCGGTGAATTGATAGTCACGGCGAACCATGCTGTCACGCATGACTCTGGCCATGGTAGGATCAACAAAGCCATCGTTCTGCGGTGCAGTCGTCTTGCCGTTAGCTTGTTTAACTAAAGTGTCAAAATATGACATTAAATCCTCCCAGTGTCGAGAAGTGGATTCATTCCGGCGTACAAGTCGAAGTTCATCGGCTTGCCACCATAGTTGCCGTAGACATTTTCTTCAGCGGAAGGCGTTGCAGAGCCGATAATCTTGTTGCGCTCGTCTTCCAGTTCCTTTATCTTGGACTTGAGCCATTCAGCACGGTCTGCGATAGCCTTGCGGTTCTGGAACTTGACGGCCTCGCCAGTACCCTTGATGAAATCGGCAGTACCGCCAATGATATCATCCATGGACTGCTTTGTACGATCGTCACGGCTCTTGGCGGCGTTGATGTAGGTCTGTACGAATGAAAAATCGTTAGGATTGTTATAGATACCCATGATTCACCTCATTAAATGGTCAGACCGAGCGAACCAAGCTGGAGATTGCCGGATGCGCGTTGCTGTGCCGCATTGATCTGGTCTTCGAACTGCTGCTTGCGCGTGTTGGTGTAGTCGTTGGCCAACGTGCCAAGGTTGTTGAGCTGCGTGTCGCGGGCAGACTTGAGCTGGTTCAGTCTTTGCTGCATCTTGTCGATGTTGCCAGACCATTCGCTGTATGTCTGAGCACGGTCAGTGTTGTACTGCTGAAGAGCCGTCTTGTAGAGTTCGTCTTCCTTTTGAGCTGCCGCCGAAGCGATTGCGTTTGCCGCACCCGTTCCCCTGCCGACTCCGGCACCGGCTGCACTGTGCTGGACTTTCGCCGTAGTTTCGTCTATGATCTTGTCGTAGTAAGGCGTAACGAAATCGTCAACGCTCTTCTTGTATTTGAACGGATCGAAATTGTAGACGTAGTCTTCTGGCTTGTAGGAATTGAGAGCATTCCTATAAGCATCGACGTCTTCC